TCCTTGTTCCAGCGCAGCGGGAGCGGCAGGTCGGCCCACGTGAGTGCGCCGGAGTCGAACTCCCGGCCGTCACCGGTCTCGATGCCCTCCACGGTGAGCGGACCGCGCCACGGGCGCGTCGCGCCGGAGTACTGGTCCCCGCCGCTGGAGGGCTCGCTGGCAGCCGACTGCGCCAGCTCCTCGGTGCCTTCGGCGCCGGAGGTCTGGTTCTCCTTGAGCCGCTTGTCCTTCTTGGTGCCGGGGTTGGGCTCACCCTTGGCGAGCGCTTCGGTGGTCACGTGTGCCTCCGGTGAGTTGATGTCCGGCCGCAGGATAGCTGCCGAGGCCGTGGCGGCCGAGCCCGCGCCCCAGTTCGCCACGATGAACCCCCGGCAGGGGTTGCCATGGGCGGAGCCCGCACACCCGGCGTACCCCATGACCGGGTAGGCGTTGATCGCCGACTCCAGCCCGGTGAAGACCTGGCCGTCCACGGCGATGCAGGGCTTGCAGGTGTTCTGGTCCAGCACCTCGGAGGCGGTGTAGCTCTCCGCCTCGGGGGCCGCCCGCAGCACGGTGATGCGGCCGAGGGTCTGGGCGGTGCTCATGGCGGTCTTGACGGGTGCGCTGGCCGCCCGGCCGATCTGGCCGGAGAGCTGGGCGTCCACCTCGGCTGCGATGTCCTCGCCGGGCGTCTTGCGGCCGATGAGCCCCATGGCGTAACGCTTCGCGCTCTGGACCATGTTGGAGGCCATCAGGTCGGCCGTCATCTGGGCCATGCCGCTGAGGAGCTGCTTGCCGCCGAGGGCGGCGGTGACGGCTCCGCCCTCCTCGTCCGGGATCTTCCACTCCGGGACGCGGACGCCCTGCGCTTCCGCCTCACGCTGTACGGCCCGGCCCGCCTGTTCTGCCAGGGACAGCATGTGCTCGTGGAGCACGTCGGCGGCCACGCGGGTGTCCACGTGCAGGGAGGCGAGGGTGGCCGGGTCGTCCGGGGCGGCGGAGATCTGCTCCCGGATCTGCTGCCGCCACTCGCCGGTCTCGGTGTACAGGCGCCGGGTGGTGGAGTCGACGGCCTCCTGCCACTGCCGGTCGTGCTCGGCGAAGTTGACGTGTTCCTCGTGAGCCTTGAGCTGACGGCGGAGCTTGGCTCCGGCGGTCACGGCTGCGGGCGCCGGGGGTGTGAGAGGGAAGTCGTGATCCTCGGAGCCGAAGGAGACCCGCAGCCTGTCGAAGGTCACCGGACCGAGCCGCTTCTCCAGGTTGCGGACGGGGGTCAGATCGGCGGTGTACCAGGCGCAGATGTGCGGCACCCAGGGGCAGTACTGGTCCGGCAGTTCGGGCTGCCGGTGCATGTCCTCCAGGGCGCACACAGCCACCGACCTGATCCACTGGAGCAGGTCGTCGTAGGAGGGGGTCTGGCCGGAGCCGACGTTCCACACCCAGGAGGGCTTGGGTGTGTTGCCGTTCCAGTGAGCGACGCCGAAGATGTTCGCGGTGATGTCGCCGCCCTCGTACCAGTCGAGGGCGTACCGCACGCACATCAGCAGGTCGGCCCGCGCGTCCGCGTCCCAGGCGTCAGCCTCCCCGAGGAAGTGCAGCGTCAGGTGAAGGTCCCCGGCCGCCTCCCCGCCGGGGACCTTGAGCCGGGCCGCGTCCTTGGCCGTCGGCATGAGAGCGATCATGCAGCCGTCGAGGTGATCGTCGTCAGCCATGGGCGGCCTCCATCGCGTTCAGGCTCCGGGCCCGGAGCTGCGTGGTGATGAGCGACCGGGTGTCGGCGAACGGGCTCCGGCCGTCGATACGGAGCAGGCCGAGGGCGTCCAGGTGGACCAGGTACGTTCCCGGCAGGCCGGGCCGCTGGTCCGGCGCCCGGTGGCTGACCGCATGCGTGAACGGGCAGGTGTACTCGTGCTCGTGGCAGAGCTGGGGGTGCAGCAGCTCCCACGGCGCCGTGTCCGACACCGGGAAGCGGACCATGTGCTGGGTACGCGCCTGCTCCAGGTACCGGGCCTGTGCGGCGGCCTTGGCCGGAGGCGTGCTCTCCTTGCCGCCTCCGGAGGCGGGAGCCTTGCCCCCGTTGGGCGGGCCGTTCGGGGCCGCTCCGCCTCCGGAGGCGGCCGGAGACTCCGCCGACTGGGCTTCGGCCTGCTTCTCGCCGGTGACGGAGGTCGCGGCCGGGTCGAGCACCTTCTCGCCGACCAGCTCGTCCAGGGCGGCCGGGGCCGCGTTCGGGACGTTGCGCACGATCTGCTTGAGGCCGATCTCCTTCAGCTCGTCGCCCTCGGGCTTGTCGTCCTCGTCGAAGCCGAGTTCCCGCCGGAGCGCGGTGCCGGACAGCTCCAGCCGGTCGTAGGCGAGGGTGGCTCCGTCGGAGCGGTCGGGGCGCAGGGCCAGCTCGCTCATGTCGTACCAGACGACCCAGTCGGTGGGGTCCTCGCCGCTGGCCTCCAGCCGGGGCTTGAGATACCCCCGGGTGAGGCTGTCACAGATCAGTTCGGCGATCGGGGCGATGTGCGTCTTGAGCGCGCCTTCTTCGAGCTGCCAGGCACCCCAGTGGTTCACGTCGCCCATGCCGAGCAGGATCTCCGCAGGCATGTCGAGCTTGGTGGCGAGGCGCTTGATCGCGCTGTCACGCTTCTCGATGATCTTCTCGTCCATCTTGAGCGTGAAGTCGATGTGCTTGAGGGCGTCGATCGCCTCCGCCGGGCCCATGATCGGGATCGGGATGACCGAGGACGCCGTACCCGGCTTCTCGATGGCCGTCGCCGCGATCTCGATGAACTCCGCCACCAGCGGGTTCGGCGCGTCGGCGAACTCCTCGCGCACGGGGAAGGTCAGCTCGTCCGGGATGCCGAGGATGCCCGCCGACGCCAGGCGCGACAGGTACTCCGCCGCGATCTTCCGGTTGACCAGCTCCAGCTCCCGCATGATCTCCCGGGCCGAGCGGGCCGGGGAGTCGGCGAGGTGGTAGTAGCGGTCATGAGGCCGCCAGACGCGGGTGACCAGGGAGTTGTCGCTGATCCGACGCCAGTCCTGCCCGGCGTTCACGGAGTTCTCGTCGATGACGTAGTACGTGCCGGACTGCGGGCGGATCTCGTCGACCGAGCGGACCATCCACTTCTCGCTCTTGCCGTCCTGCTCACCGATCAGGTATCCCTCGCCGGGCACCTGGAGCTGGACGGTGAGGCGCTTCATGAGCTGGGCCTGGCCGGTGACGCCGCCGCCGAAGCGCATCATCAGCTCGGCCGCCGGGCCCTCGGTCTGGATGTCCGGCTCGTCCACGTCGGGCTGGAGCTTGGCCGCCTTGAGCCGGACCCGGCTGAGCATGGCCGCCTGCCAGCCCACGCCGAAGTTGAACTCCCCCAGGTTGTCGAAGTACGCCCAGACCTCGTTCTGCCACTTGTCGGTGTGACGGAGAAACTGGGCTGCCGGACCCTTGGGCGGAGCGGCGGCGGCCGTCAGCGCGGTCGGCACAGGGGGCGCGTCGGCGGCTACGCCTCGGCCCCGGAACACATCGAGCAGTGCCACGGCTTCCTCCCGATCTTGTCGGGCGCAGGATACCTGGCCTTCTCCGTCCGGCCGACCGGGAGCACGGCGGAGCCCCGCTCGGGGGAGTGAGCAGGGCTCCTACGGGGGTTGGCGGCAGCCTAGCCGAGATGGCCGAGGATGAGCCCGGTCATACCGGCCTTTCCGGTGGCGAGGGTCTTCATCCAGGCGTCGACTTCGTCCTTGGCGAGGAAGAGGGTGAGCGTGGTGTCGACGGTGCGGATGGTCGTGGCCAGGCGCTGTCCGGCCGGGGTCTCCTGGACGGAGACGGTCAGCTCCTGCGGGACGATGCTCAGGAGCTGGTTGCCGAGGTCGACCGGCGCCCGGCCGTGGATGGCCTGGGGTCCGGCGGAGCCGGGCGGGGGAGGCGGCTGCGTCATGACCGGCCGCCGCCGATGCCGGAGCAGCGGGTGTAGGTGCCGTCCGCGTACTTGATCCCGTAACAGGCCTGGTAGTACACCGGCTGGTCCTCGTCCATCGACGTGCCGAAGGGGTAGTCGACATACGTCCCGCACCCGGCGGTGTTCCAGACGTTGAGGTAGATGCCCTGTTCCGGAGCCCAGGTGTGGCCGACGGCCGCGTGCCCGTCGCAGTCGGTGTCCCAGACGCGCATCACGTCGCCGTCGTTGTAGAACTTGGCGCAGGCGGACTGCGGGCCGGAGTTGCAGACCTGGGGGCCGTCGGTCCCGGCGAAGGCGCTCGTGCTCAGCCCGAGGGTGAGCACGAGAGCGGCACCGAGGGCCGTCAGGACCATGAGGATCTTCTTCACTTGCGTCCTTCCCATCGCTTGGCAGCCCAGTACAGGCCACCCAGGGCAACTGCGGCGCCGGAGACTATGCCGGAGAGGAACCAGGTGAAGCCGTCCATGGAGGGCTCCACGGGAGAATGCCGCTGAGGAAAGCCGATCATGCCCACTCCCGGCTCGCGAGCCAGGCGGAGACCGCCCACACGGCCGGGCCGACGAGCCACGGTACCGGCAGGCCGTACACGACGTCCGTGACCGCGACCAGCGCGCCGGACACGTACGCCGACGCGCACCACGGGCAGGTGATCAGCTCGGCCAGCCAGTCCGGGCTCCAGGACACCCGGTACACGAACCGGTTCAGCCGCTCGGAGCCCTCGCCCGGCCGGACGGGGAACTCTGTGTGATCGGGCTTGCGCCGCTCGCGGTACTCCGCATCGGTCATCGGCCGCCAGCCTCCGGCCAGCCGGTCGCGGAGCCAGAGCACCGGCGGGAAGGTGTCCTTGACCAGCAGCCGGGTCGCCCGGTACGCGGTCAGGCACAGCAGGACGAAGACGAAGCCGGTCACCGGCGGCCCTCCTGCGGGGGCACGTGGCCGAGGCCGGGGTCGCGCGGGACCCGGCGCTGCGCCAGCTCCTGGTGGAGGGCGTGCATGGCCTGACGGTGCATGCCGAGGGTGCTCCAGAGCCGGGCGTAGAACGCGACCCCGAGAACGAAGCCGAGCAGTCCGATGAGCACGCCGACGAGCAGAAGTGCTTCCATGATCTTCTTTCTTTGGGCGGAACCCGGCTGAGCCGGGTGGAGGTGGTCACGGGCCGGGCTCCGCTACTGGAGAGGATGCCCGGCCGGGTGCACTGGTTCCCCTCAGACGACGAGCTTTCCCTTGGGGCTCACCTCAGGGCCGACCGGCGCCACCACGTTCGGCCGGACGACGAAGATGGACAGAACGGCGCCGATGGCGTTGACCCAGAGGGCCTGATGATCGGCGGACATGTGGAGCCCGAAGGCGGTGAACAGGCTGACCCCGGCCGTGAAGATGCCCGTCACGAGGGCCACGATGCCGTCGTGCGCGGCGATGGCGGTGATCACAGCGAACACGAAGACGACGATCGCCGTGGCGATGCCCTGGAACTTGTGGTCGACGTCGAACCCGTACGCCGTGACGACCTGGAACACGGCGGCTACCGTGGCGAGCCAGAAGGTGATCTCCCGGCCGAAGACCTTGGTCATGATGCCCCTCCTGAGGCTACTGGTGAGTGATCGCGGTGAACCCTCGGTCGAGAGTATGCACCACATCGCCTACCCACCCGTTGGCCAGCAGCACGCCGAGAATAAGCGCGCACATCACGCCGATGAGCACGGTGCGGTGCCGGTGCAGCGCGAAGCCGCCCAGGAAGATGACGAGGACCACGGTGAGGCTCGGTACAGGCATACCGACAGAATGGCAGATCAGCCGACTACACGGTCCATACTCGACATACCGCCGGTGCTGACGAGGGTGGTCGCGGTGAGCTTGACGATCCGGTTGTGCCAGGCGGGCCAGACCATGGCGTCGAGCCGGTCGGGGGACCAGTCCAGCTCCGGGTACCAGGTGCAGAGCTGGTCCTCCAGCTCGGGCATGGTGCCGACGATGTGCCAGCGGTTCTGTGCGCTCAGGGCGGACACGGGCTGCGCGCGGACCGCCTTGCCCCGAGTGGCGCGCACGATCTTGATCGGGATGTTGACGCCCATATCGTCGGCGGCGGCCCGGATGGTGGAGGCGGCCATGTCCCCGCCGAAGTTGATCTCCACGGCGATGTCGTCGGCCTCGAACTCCATTGCCGCCTTGACCGCCGCCCGACCCCAGCCCTCCGGCTTGAGGTGGACGGTGCGGTCGCCGAGGACGTAACCGTGCGCGAGGGTGGACCGGCGCCCGCTCTCCCTCTCGTACTCGACCATGGCCTTGCCGACGACGACGATGCCCTGCTCCCCGGCGCCGCCGCTCGGGTCCACCCCGACGGTGACGCGGGCCAGCTTGGGCAGGGCCCCGACCTGGACCCGGCTGTCCTGGAGCCACTGACGGGTCCACAGCGCCTGCGAGTCTTCGTCGAGGATCTCGGCGTACAGCTCCTGGCGGCCGAGGTCGGTGTGGGCGTACTCCTCCTCCAGGGCCTGCTTCAGCTCCTCCTGGAGGTGGGGGTTGTCGTACATGGACGCGTGGGTCTTGACCACGTTCCGGTAGCCGCCGGAGGCGATCTTCTTGATGAGCGGCCGGGGCTTGGGGGTCGTACTGGCGATCCAGTGCGGGCGGCGGCCGGAGCGCAGACCGAACCGCATCTGCGCCCAGGCGTCGTCCAGGTACCGCCACGCGGCCATCTCCTCCAGCCACGCCAGGCACCGGTTACCACCAGCCCGCAGGCGCTCGACGTCCTCCGGGGTGTGGGCGCCGAAGAGCTTGGCGACGGAGCCGTTCGGCCACTTGACCACGGTGCCGCCGGTGGTGTTGACCATCTTGGCGTCGGGGCTGTGGGCCGACAGGCCCGAGGGTCCGGAGAAGCAGGCCGTGGCCGCGTCCCCCAGGGTCGGGGCGATGATTCCGACCCAGTGGGGGACGGGGCCCGGCAGACACGCTGGCCCCATGACGTGCTCGTGCACGTACCGGGCGCAGGCGTCTGTCTTCCCGGCGCCTCGGCCCGCCAGGAGCATCCACCCGTACCAGTCCCCCGTCGGCGGCACCTGATGCGGCAGAGGGGTCCAGCGGGGCTCGGTGAGCGTGCGAGCGTGCATGAGCAGGCGGTCGGCCGCCCTGCGTCGCCTCAGCGCTTGATCGCTCATGTCCGGAGGGTACCCCGGGGCACCTGCCCGGCCCGTCCGGAGCCTAGGCGGACGGGCCGGTGGCGGACTCGAACCGCCCGGGTGCTCCCTGCACATCTACACGACGGAACCCCCGGCGTGGACTTCCGGGGGTTCCGGGCACCTGGGTGAGTGCCTGAGTGAGCCTTGACCAGACTACGTGCTCTTACCCGAGGCGGGAAGGCGCAGAACCTGGCCCGGGTAGATGAGATCCGGATCGCGGATCTTGTCCCGGTTCAGGGCGTAGAGCGTCTGCCAGGTGGTGTTGTACCGGCGGGCGATCTTTGACAGCCACTCGCCGTGGACCACTTCGTGGGTGTTGGCGGCGACGGGCTGCGCTCCCTCGGTCCGAGGCGCGGACTCCACGTGGGGCGAGGAGTAGCGAGGCTGGCTTCTCCCGGGCGAACTCGCCGGGTCGGTACCGGCGGGCCGGACCACTCCTGCGATCGTCCCTCCGGCCCGCTGGAGCGTCGAGTAGCCGACTCCGCCGTTGGGGTGGTGGCTGGCGGTGTCGACGGTCCGGCCGGAGCCGACGTAGATGGCCACGTGATCAGCAAAGGAGCTGAACGAGTAGACCACAAGGTCGCCCGGACGGATGGAGCCGAGGGACACCCGAGGCAGACCCTGAAGCTGCCCCGCCGCCGTACGGGGGATGTGCACTCCCGCTGCCAGCCACGCCTGGGAGGTAAGGCCCGAGCAGTCGAAGTGGACAGGGCCGTTGCCGCCCCACAGGTAGGAGGCAGGGCCGATCTTGCTGATCGCGTACGCCACTGCTACTGCTGCCCGGGGCTGGACTGGTGCTGCTCGGGGAACTGCTGGGGCTGCCGACCGGGGCGCTGCCTGAAGCTGAGGCGACGGGCCGCCCCGGGTCAGCCCCGCCTTCAGGCTGCACACCGGCCACGCTCCCGGGCCCTGCGCTGCCAGTACCTTCTCCGCCACGAGGATCTGCTGTGCCCGAGTCGCGAGGTCCGCTCGTGGGGCGTATGCCGTTCCCCCGTACGCTGCCCACGTCGACTGAGTGAACTGGAGTCCCCCGTAGTACCCGTTGCCGGTGTTGATCTTCCAGTTGCCGCTCGACTCGCAGTCCGCCACCTTGTCCCACGTCGTGGTGCTCGCGGCCGAGGCTGGACTGCCGCCGCCCACGGTGAGGGCAGCGGCAACAGTGCTCACCCCCACCACGCCGACGACCGCAGCGCGCGTCTTGTTCGGCTTCTTGTGCATGGCCATAGCGACCACCTCCGCCCGGCACGGTAACCGGGCCAGAGGGTTAGGCCAAACAGGCGGGACAGCTTTACACCGGGTAACCCTGCTTGCGCGCCTCCTGGACGGCGGCGGCCCGGCGCTCGCCGTGGGCGTGGTGAAGGACGTCCAGCTTGGCGTAGATGCGGGCGAGTTTGGCGCTCACGGCGGCCCCGGCTATACCCAGCACCTCCCCGGCCTCCCGCAGGGACATCTCCTGAGCCAGCAGGCCGAGCGTGCGCACCTCCAGCTCGGTGAGCGGCGGCTGCTCGGTGCGGATGACGGCCTCCACCGGCAGGAGCTGCCGGTCCGGCCGGAGGTACCCGAGGCGGCGGCCGACGTCGAGCGCGGCCGACTGCCGGGACTGGTACGGGACGTGCGCGACGTCGAGCTTCTGGTAGAGGGACATGCGGACCCCGTCGAGGGTGCGCCGGGAGCAGCCCCACAGCTCCAGCACGTCTTTGAACCGGCGCCCGCAGTCGAACTGCCGCAGGAGCTTCAGCTCCGCCTCGGAGAGCTGGACCCGGCGCAGGACGGGGGTGTTCTGCCGCTCCGCGTACTCCATGAACGCCCGGCGGCACGCCCGGCAGGGGTCCTTGTCGCCGTTGCGCTGGTGCTGGCGGTAGCCGTCGAGGGTGCCGCAGTCCATGCCGAGGCCGATCAGGTCCCGCTGGCAGGCGAGGAACACGGCCTGTTCCATGGTGCGGGCGCCGAGCTTCTTCTTGATGCGGGTGGCGACGGAGGGGGACGACCCCGTACCCATGATCTGGAAGGCGGCCTTGGGCTCGTGGCCCTGGCTGAGCAGCCAGAGGTACTGGTGCTCGCGCGTGGTGAGAACCGGGGTGATGTGCGGGACGATCTCGGTCTCAGTGGTCATGGGGAGGTTCCTTGGTCGTCTGGAATTGGAAGGCGCCCTCGGCTCCCTCAGCGTGACCCACTCACGCCGCCCCTGCCGAGGGCGCCAGGCTGACTGGTCCCGGCCAGGTCATCGCCTCCGGCCGTCCAGCGCACTGACCAGTGTTTACCTAAACCGGTGTCTGGCCAAACCTACAGGTCACGGTCGCGTGGAGCGGAGTTCCGGGCAGCGGTCTGCTCCTGGGCGAACTCGGCCAGAGCCTTCAGGTGCTCGCGGTACATGCGCAGCAGGACGTCGACCTCGTCCAGGGTGTACCCGGCGACGCGGAGCCGGTTGGTCTGGAGATCGAACTCGAAGTCCTTGAACGGCTCCAGCTCCACGGGGGCGACCTCGGCCCCGGCCTCGAACGAGGTCGCCTCGTACTCGCCCTGACGGTTGACGATCGGGGTGCCCATGTTGGGGTGGGTGGTCATGGTCGGCCTTCCTGGGTCAGATGCGCCGGACCAGGAACACGATCAGGCACACGATGAGCAGCACGATGAGTATGTCCCACAGCATGTATCTCACCTCCGCCGGTCGGGTACCCCGGCGCCGGGCCATACAGCCGCTGACATACCTATACGGGTCCGGAGGGTAACGAACCAGTCGAGTTACCGGTCCGTAGCGTAGCGGCGTGGCGAGGTTCCCGTCTGAGGAGCGAACTCGGCCACCCCTCGCCACTCGTACCCCCACAGCCGAGTTCGCAATCACCCAGGTCAGGGAGTGGTTTTACTAAATCCGACATTCCGGGCCGACGGGAACCTGGTATGGATATACGGTCAGTTGAGGCCCTTCCCGGCCGCCCACTGCTTCGCCGTGGCCCAGAAGTCGGCGTCGCTGACGCCAGTCGGGTCCGGCGCCGGGGGCGGGGCGGGCAGCAGGAAGCTCGGCTGGGTGACGTCGCCGTCCTGGCGCAGCAGGTACTGGAGATCGGCAGCCTTGAAGAACGCCGACCCTCCGATGCCCCAGCCGGTTCCCCAGGAGTTGTCCATGCGGTACAGCCCGGCGGACGGGATGTACGCCGACACCACGAACTCGTGACCCCCGGCCGTGCCGCTGCTCCGGTCGACGGTGATGACGCCGTTGGCGTCCGTGTCGAACATGGAGTTGAGCCAGGGGATGCCGATCATGACCGGGCCTCGCTGGAGCGCCGTGTTGAGCGCAGCCAGGCTGAAGGCGTGCTGGTAGTGGCTGCTGAGCCCGAGCTGGACGAGGGCCTTGGCTGCGCCGAGACCGGAGCTGCCGGTGTCGTCCGGCGGGTACTGCCCGGCGAACTCGTCGAGCTGGGTGGCGAGGCTGTACACCTGGAGCGCGAACGTCTCGTCCACGGGCAGGACGTTGCCGGAGACGGTGACGGAGGTCTGGCCGGTGTAGCCGACCGCATCGGTGGCCACCAGCCCGGCCGCCGCGTTGCCGGTGCAGGAGCCGAGCTGGCCCTGGTCGAACACGGGGGCCCGGCGCATCCAGTCGACGCCCTTGACGGCCCACCGGGGCCAGGTCGGCACGGCGTAGTGGATGCTGCGGGGGTCGTGGTGCTTGAGGCGGCCGAGGCCGTAGGGCGGACGGGTCATGTGGCCCTCCAGGTGCGCGGGACAGTGCGGTGCGCAGGCTACGCCCCGAAGGTATGCCGCAGGGCAAGACGATGCCCCCGGCAGGGCGTGGGCACGGAGCCGACCGGGGGCGTACAGGACTTCTATTCCACGATCTCCGCGTCTTCAATCCCGTCGTCGGGATCGGGTCCGGCCGGGCCCCGCAGATGCGCTCCGGCCGCCTCCAGCACCCGCTGGCGCACGGCGGGCTCCAGCTCCGGCACGGCCGAGAACCCGGCCAGGATCGCCTCCACGACGTCCGTGCTCTCCTCGTCCACCCGGCGGTCGAGCGCGATGTCGATCTTCTCCCGGGCGTTGGTGCCCTCCAGCCGGGCCTGCTGCTCCTCCAGGGCGCGGAGCTGCGCCAGCGCCGCGAGCACGGGGGCGTTGTCGCGGAGCGGGTTGCCCTCCGAGTCCCGGACGATCTCCCCCTGGTACAGGACGTAGTGGTCCCCGGCGATGATCCGGTAGAGCTGTCTGCGGATGTCGTTGAGCCGGAGGGTGGCGGCGGTCAGCTTCTCCTCAATGCCCTGGTCAGCCCGCTTGCGGTACGCCTTGAGCGCCCGGTGGATGTCCACGCCGACCTGGTTGGCGATGCTCTCGATGGTGAGGCTGGGGTTGTTCTGCCGGTACTCGGCCGCCATCTGCTCCGCCACCATGCGGTGCGTGAGCCCCCGGTTGTGGAGCGTAACCGCACGCCAGCGCCGGGCCTCCACGGCTGCGTGGTCTGCGTTGTCCCGCCAGTCCCCGCCATGCGCCATGATCATTACCTCCGTGAGGACTTTAGCGCCCGGCGCCCTTGAACTTCTCCCGGTGTTCTTGTGCCCGGCGTACCTCTTCAGCCTCGCTCGCGCAGCGCACCATGTTGGTCCGCATGTAACTGACGACCGAGATCCTTTCAGCCCCGCACTGCTCGCAGTACCGGGTGATCCGCTTGTCGCAGGCGCAGGTGATGGCCGTGTTGGCGTGCCACTGGTGCGCGTCCATGAGGATGAGATCTTGGTCCTGCATGTCGACGGCTACACGGAACTCGGGGAACAGGAACCGGCCGCCGGTGTACTGACCCCGGCGCAGGGTGAAGATCGTGCTCAGCCCCTTGTCGAGATCGCCCTTGTCGGTGTGCATGCCGGTCGGATAGGTGTTGTTGACGGTGATGGTCGTGAACGGGGTGCCGGGCACGACCCAGTCCGGATGGGTCTTGTTGATCTCCTCCATCTGCGCGTCGTACCGATCGGGCACGTGCGTGTGCAGCATGTCGCCGACCCGGGCCAGGGCGGGCTGGAGGGCCTGCCAGCTCGGGAGGTTGGCGCCGGTCCAGGAGGTCAGACGGCAGAACTTGTAGCTCCCCGCCGGGTCGAACGCGCCGAGGATGTTGGAGCTGACGTGCATCCAGTACTGGCGCTTCTGGTCCCCGACCTGCATGGCCTGACTGCCGGAGGCCGCGCCCCGGTTGTTGGTGCGCTGACTGCGCAGCCCGTGGAGGATCTGGTACTGCTCCTCGGTGATGAAGCCCTTCATCGCCCCGGGCAGGTAGACGCAGAGCAGCTTGCCGTCCGGGCGGAAGACGCGCGTCGGCCCGGTGAGCAGCACGTTGTAGCTGTCGTCCCCGAGCACCTTGCCGACCTTGAGGTCCAGCTCGGCCTGCGGGACGCGGGTACGGGTGCGGATGCTGATCATGCTGCTGATTCTCTCAGGTCGATCAGGGGGAAGAAGTCCCGGATCTTGTCGGCGGTGTCCTGGGGCTCGGCCTCGGTGACGTCAAGATCGAGGTAGCGGCAGGTGGCCGGGAAGGTGCGCAGCGCGTCGCTGAACCAGTCGGCCAGCCGGAGCGCACGGGTACCGGCGCCCTTGCGCCAGGAGGGGTTCTGCTTGCTGCCCCGGTCGCGCCAGCGCTGCTCCAGAAGCTCCTCATCTGCCGTCAGGCGGACGAGCGTGACGCTGACGCCCGCTCGTGCCAGTCCGCCGATGAACGGCTGCGTAGCCAGCCGCGCTCCCTCCCCGAGGGCGAAGGGCACGAGTTGCGTGGACAGGAAGGCGAGCGCGCGGGGGCCGACGTCCATGGCGAGGGCGTCGGTACCGGGGAAGTCCGGCCGGGGCACGCCCAGCTCCAGCCCGACGCAGCGCCGGGTCTCCGGGTGCAGCAGGCGCGAGTGCGGCACGGGCACGGAGCGCAGCAGCTCCTTGTCCCAGCGCGCGGTGAGCTGTCCGGCGACGGTGGACTTGCCGACGCCGGGCGGGCCGGTGAGGTACAGCAGGTGGTTGATCATCGGGACACGTCTCCGGACATCATGCGCAGGATGCGCTGGGACTGGTACAGACCGTAAAGGTCGCCGGGGGTGACGTCGCCGGGCCAGCGGCCGTCCTCGAACAGGTGCCAGCCGCCCTCGGCGGCCGAGGTGTCGGCGAGCTGGGAGCAGATCATGTGGCCGGAGTCGCGGACGTAGCGGCGCAGGTGCGGGGCGGGGATGTGCAGCCGGACCGCCGCCAGCGCGAAGTAGTCGGCCACGCTGTACGGCACACCCACGAAGCCCCGGGCCGAGGCGGCCACCGCAGCGCGGTACTGCTCCGGGCAGCGGAGGTAGACCGTGCGGTCGGCGGGATGCCAGTTGCGGACGTGCTGGGCGCCGCCGGGCATCGCCTCCACGATCCACGGCGTGTCCTTGAAGCCCTGCCGGTACTCCGTGACGACGAAGGCGTGCTCGTAGTCGGCGAAGCCGTCCCCGTTGAGCCACTGGCCGAGGCGGATGAGCCGTCCCCAGCCGGTGATGACGGTGAGCCCGATGTCGCCAGGCTGCGGTCGGTAGGTCATGGTCGTCCTTCCTTGATCGGGTTTCCTGAGCGGCACTCTCCGACCGAGGTTGAGGTACGAACCCCGCCACAGTCCTGGAGAAGGACGCGGACAGGATCCAGCATGCGGGTGATGTCCCACTCGGTCTCGTCGGTCTTGTGCAGGCACCAGGGGAACTCGTAGATCACTTGAGTGGTCCTCCCACGATCCACAGGCAGGTGGTGCCGTCGCGCCGGACCCACCAGTCGGGCGCCTTCTCGTCCAGGTAGCGGACGACCTTGCCCTCGTAGGTCGGGTGCAAGGTGATGCCATCGGCCTGGCCGGGCATCTTGTCGGAGTACGTGGCGTAGCCGGTGCCGTGCAGGTCGAGGTGCCGGTAACGCGGCAGGCTCACTCCCATGCGCTCGAACCGGTCGGCCAGCCACAGGCGCCGGTCCGGCCCGATGCCGACGAGGATGATGCGCTCCAGGTCGCGGGGGCGGTGCTGGTTCAGGCCCATGAGCACCCCGGCGGCGGTGTTGCCGGAGCCGAAGGGGACTACGAGCGTGCGCACCGTGTCCGGCAGGTTGATGACCTGGTCGGCGGCGATCTGGTGGAAGGCGCGCAGCTCCCGGGCCGAGGCGTCGGGCGGGGTGGTGATGCCGTAGCGGAGCCAGTAGGCCTGCGGGTCGAGAGCGGAGAGCACCCCGGCCCGGCGCTGGAGCACCGGGTTGTACCCCACGCCGATGAACTCGAACTCCGCGCCATGCTCCCGGGCCAGCGCCACCGACCTGTGCGTGAAGGCGGTACGCGGGCTGGTGCCCCCGAGGATGATCAGGGCGCGGAGACCGTAGCGTGCCGCGAGCACGGCTGCCATGGCGTTCTGGGGCGACAGTACGCTGGCAGCCGAGATCACCCGCTGAGCGCCGGTCGACGCACCCTGACGGATCAGGTGATCGCAGGCCCTCAGCTTGGCCCCGTTGACCCCGGCCGGGAGGGCGCAGAGATCCTCGCGCTTGTACCAGCGGCCGTCCCGCTCCTGTACCGGGCTGAGCCAGCGCCTCAGATCCAGGCCCGGGGCCGGGGCCCGAACTCCTGCGCCTGCACTGCCTTCTCGAACCCGTTCCGGAAGCATTCCCAGTCCTCCGTCATGTTGATCACCTCGCCGTGCTGGAGGTACCAGTTCTGCTTGACCGGGCTCAGGCCCGGGTCGTAGGGCTGGTCCTCCAGGCGCAGGCGCTCCGGCAGCGCGACACGGCGCGCGTCCCAGATGACTCCGAACCTGCGCCCCCAGCGGTTCTCCGCCGTGACCAGCCGGTTGTACAGCATGTCGTTGTACACGCCGGGGTACCGGCGATTGGGCTTGTGCCAGCTCTTGTACGTGCAGAGCACGGACTCCAGGCTGAGCCGGTCGGCCCCCGGCCAGCGGAGCTGGAGGTCGGCCAGGAGCTGGTGCCCCCAGCGGCCGATCAGCTCCATGCGCACGGGGTCTTTGTAGATCTCGTCCGTGACGGAGGGGTGGCCGAGCTGCTTGTCGACGATCCACTCCTCCGCGCCCATCACCAGGCACAGGCCGTTGCGGTGCGAGCGGGAGCCGGGGATGTCCTCCAGCATCAGCGTGTCGGCGTCCGGCACGACCGACGCTCCGAGCAGGATGCGCAGGTACTCCAGGTAGGACCAGGTGCTGAGCCGTCCCATGGTCGGCAGAGCGAAGGCCCGCTCCCACCACGCTCCCCACTCGAAGCCCACGCGGAAGTACTTGTGCTGCGGGGTGAAGCAGCCACAGTTGACGGCCTCGGCGTAGCCGCGCACCGCGTCCTCGAACCGGGTCTTGTGGTACCGGCGGTCGGTGTCCCAGTCGAGGGTGGAGTAGTTGGCCCGCCAGAAGTCGACGGCACGCGGCCAGTCCTG